CCGACTTCGCGCCTCAACAACTACACGCAGCTCATGGACAAGGTGGTGCAGACTTCGACCACGGCTGATGCCGTTTCGACGGCTGGCCGCAAGAAGGAGCTGTCCTACCAGATCACGAAGCGGTCAAAGGAGATCAAGCGTGATATGGAAGCCCGCCTGACGGGGAACTACGCCTCCACGGCAGGCGCTGCGGGTTCAGCCCGCGAGCTTGGCGGTCTCGAATCGTGGTACGCGACCAACGTCTCTCGCGGCTCCAATGTCTCGGCCACGACCAATGGTGCCTCCGGTGGTTTCAGTTCCACCACGCAGGTCACTGTTGCCGCAACCGATGCTTCCGCAACGGCCCAGCGCACCTTCACTGAAGCCTTGCTGAAGGATGTGATCCGTCAGTGCTGGGATTCCGGCGGCGATCCGTCGATGGTCATGGTCGGTTCGTTCAACAAGCAGAAAGCTTCGGCTTTCAGCGGCATTGCGAGCCTTTACCGCGATACGAACGGGAAGAACTCGGCGAAGCAGATTTCGATCATCGGCGGGGCGGACCTCTATATCTCCGACTTCGGCGAGCACAAGATCGTTCCCAATCGATTCAGCCGCGCCCGGACGGCCCATGTTCTCGATATGGAATATTGGGAAGTCCAGTACCTCCAGCCGTTCAGCATCACGCCGCTGGCAAAGACGGGACATAGCGAGCGCCGGCTGATCGCAGCGGAATTCACGCTGTGCAGCAAGAACGAAGCTGCGTCGGGCGTTGTTGCCGACCTGACGACTGCGTAACCGGGAAGGGGAGGGGCTTCGGTCCCTCCCCGACTTTTGGAGATACCGATGGCGCGCGATTTTCTAGATCACGATCCTCTGACCGGAATTACGACGTATCACGAATACGACGATGCGACGGACACGACCGTTATCCACTACGAGCAGACGAACCTTGACGATCATCTGAGGTTCAACAAGGAATCGCAGAACACGGATCGTTACCGGGCGGACCCGAATTTCTGGCACGCGGCGCATATTCCCGACATTGTGATCATGAAATGGAAGACGGAGCACGGGATTGACGTTTTCAACAAGGATCACTGGGGCAAGGTGAAGCAGTTGCTTAACTCTAATGAGTGGCTGCACCTGAGAACGGGGTTGTTCCGCGTATGAAAACCTTCAAGCAGAGATTTGAGGATGCGATTGTATTGCTTGAAAAAGGGCAGTACGTGGACGTTCTCGGCATCGCGTCCGGCCTTGCGGAAGAAGACCCTGAAAGCCCAGACCCTGCGATCCTGATGGCAATGGCGCTTTACAAATCGAAGCATCAAGGCGCGGCCATGCTCCTCTATGAGGCAGCGATAAGGCGCGCGCCCAACAGGGCACCACTATACAGCAACATGGCGTGTTGCCTTATCGAGCAGTCTCCGGAGAAGGCTCTTGATCTGCTTGACAAGGCAGAATCGCTCCAGCCGCATGCCGCAACGACGCTTGCAAATCTCTGTTCCGTTCATTGTTCTCTCGGAAATTACGATAAATCGCTGGATTACGCGGAACGGTGCCTTGCGCTTGAGCCCGGCAATCCGGACGCGACATATAATTCTGCCCTTGTCATGCTGGCGATAGGGAACTGGGCCGAAGGCTGGCCGCGCTGGGATGTATCGCTTGGCAACAAGTTCCGGAAGGAACGTGAATACAGCTCTCGCGAGACGAGGTGGAACCCGGATGACTGCGACGGGCAAACCGTCGTGATCTATGGCGAGCAGGGGCTTGGCGATGAAATCATGTTTGCGTCCATGTTACCGAAAGAGAACCACGGCGCGAAGGAAATCGTCATTGACTGCGACAAGCGCCTTGAGGGGTTGTTTCGCCGGTCATTCCCGCAGTTTCGTGTGGAAGGGGGACGGCATAGCGAATGGCGGGACTGGCACGAGACGGTAGACGCGAAGCTCGAAATGGGAGGGCTCGGGACGCTTTTCGCGCCGGAGCCGTTCCGAACATCGGCATATCTGACGGCCGATCCGCTGCGGCGCATGCAGTGGCGCGCGCTTTTGGACAGTTTGGGACCGAAACCGAAGATCGGAATTGCCTGGAACGGCGGCTCTCCGAACACGGGAGAGAAAAAGCGGTCCATCCCGCTTGAACAGTGGGAGAGTGTGTTTTCATCCATAGACGCTGAGTTTGTGAGCCTCGAATACAAGGACGGAGAGGCGAATCCGCGTGTTCACATCTTCCCATGGGGCACGAGAACGCAGGATTACGATGACACCGCCGCCCTTGTGAGCGAGCTTGATCTCGTTATTGCGGTCACGACAACGGTTGTCGATCTATGCGGCGCATTGGGCAAGGAGTGCTGGGCGCTTGTTCCGGAGGTTGCGCCGTGGCGGTACGCAACTTCTGGGGAGAAGATGTTCTTCTACGACAGCGTGAAGGTTTTCCGGTCCAAAGGGGACTGGACGCATGTTATGAAAGAGGTATGCGATGCGTGGCATCAGCGCGGAATATGCGAAGCTCAACAGCGCGTTGCATGAAGTGGACGCCGACTACGGCACGTCCAGCAACCGTTGGATTGATCATGTAAGGATGCTGGCGCAGGTATTCGGGTGCGCATCGATTCTCGACTACGGCGCGGGGAAAGGGCTTCTCTCGAAGGCCATTCCGCTTGTAAGGAACTACGACCCCGCGATTGACGATTGGTCCGGTGAGCCGGAACCAGCCGACCTCGTGGTTTGCACGGACGTTCTCGAACATGTGGAGCCGGAGCACCTTCACGAGGTTCTGGACCATCTCGCGGAACTGACATGCAAGGTGATTTTTCTTTCCGTCGCGACCCGTCCCGCCAAGAAGAAGCTTGCCGATGGCCGGAATGCTCATTTGATTGTCGAGGAAGCCGAATGGTGGATACCGCAAATCACGGAGCGGTTTCGCATTCGCGAGTTTCGCGACGGTGGCCCTGAGTTCCTGATTATCGCGGAGCCTCGCAATGAGCATTAGCAATTACGGTGAACTGAAGATTGCCATTGCGAACTGGCTTGCCAGGTCGAACCTGACGGCGCGCATACCTGAGTTCGTCTCGATTGCCGAAGGCTATATCCATTACGGCATCATGGCGCCGAATAAACGGTGGGCCGTTGAGCCGCTTCGTATCCGCGCGATGGAAACCAGTGCCGATATTGCGATTGCGGCCCAGACCGCGGCGCTGCCTGCCGGTTATCTTGCGGCCCGCCGGTTTTATCTCGACGGAGCGGAAAAGAGGCAGCTCGATTTTCTCCCGCCGACCGATTTTTGGTCCCGGCAAGGTGCGAGTAATGCGGGGACGCCTTCCGTTTTTACCATTGAGGGGGAGAACTTCGTCTTTGCCCCGGTTGGCAGCGGGACAGGGAAGCTTCTCTATTACAAGGCATTCACGGCTCTTTCCGATGACGCCGATACGAACTGGCTGCTGACCAACCAGCCCGGCGCTTATCTCTTTGGCGCGCTTTACGAGGCGTTCACTTATGCCGAAGGAGGGCAGCAGGAATCCGAGGCTTATCTGATGAAGTTCAGCAGCATCGTCAATGCGCTGAACGCAGCTGACAATTCGGATCGGTATTCCGGCGCGGTTCTTCAGATGCGAACCGGTGCTACGCCATGAAAGCATCGGTAATCCTTCCGTTCATTGACTGGACGCCAGACCTTGCTCCAATCGAGGGGCCGGGGCTTTTCGATATCCTGAATGTTTATCCGATTGGCAATGGATACGCGCCATTCAAGAGTCTTGGTGCGTTTACAAACGCCCTAGATGCCCGCTGCCAAGGGGCGATGGCCGCAAAGGACGATAGCGCGAACGCTGCAAATTTTGCCGGAGATGCGACCAAGCTCTACAAGCTCGGGAATGATAATGTCTGGGCCGATGTAAGCCGATCCGGTTCTGCATATTCCACGGGTATAGATGAGTTCTGGAGCCTTGCTCAGTTCGGCTCGAATGTAATTGCCGTCAATGGGGCCGACGCGCCGCAAAAGTTTGTCGTCGGCACGAGTACGAAATTCGAGGCATTAGGGGGGTCTCCTCCGAGCGCGCGGTATATTGCGGTCGTGAGGGATTTCGTC